AATTGGTGATAGTTATACAAAATTTGGTTTAAAGCACACTTCCAAATCAACAGCTTGTCTGCCACATACAATAAGATTTTTTAAAAAACATATCCTTACACCAAAAGAAAATTCAGAAATATCTAACGCAAGTTTTATCGGTGGAACTTTAATACACATGATTGTTCAAGAAAGTTTAACTAAAAAATTAAGTTTAGATGATGTTATAAAATCAGAATTAATACAAACTAAAATAGATCAGTATGAGCCTAATGATGAAAAGGATAAAAAGAAATTTGAATTTATAGTTAAGGCAGCTAAAGAAACTGCACAAAATCATTTAGATAATATTGCTGAGTTAAATGAAAAGGATTGGCAAGATGAACAAGAACAAGTTTTATGGACTCCTCCTGTTAATACATATTGGTTAATGTATATAGATTTAGTAAGTAAAAATTTATTAGGTGATTTAAAAAATAAATTTGGCACAGTTAGTTTAACTAAAACTAAAGGTTGGACTTATACAAATGCTAAGTGTCCTGACAGACCTTTTTATTCTGATGTTCAACAAGTATCTCTTTATCAAAAAGCTACAGGCTTAAAACCATTTCTTAGTTATGCAAGTAATTGTGATCGCAAATTATTTACACAAGAAAATTGTGAAGATTTAAAACAAGAAAGTTTAGATAAAGCTCTTAAAGAATTAATGATCTATGAGATTGCTTGGGAAAAAAAATTAGAATTAGCTGATGGTGATTTAAAGACACTTGCGATTTTATGTTGTCCTGATTTTTCTGACATTAAAAAGAAATCTTTTTGGTATCAGGGAGTTTCTCAAGAACAAATTGATAGGTTGTTAAAATATTATGAGTGATATGGGAATTATAAAACCTTTAAGAGATAGAGTTAGAGATTTAGAAGTTATTAATGAAGCTCATCAAAAAAAGAATGGACAGCTTAGAGTAGAAATTCAAGAAAAAGATAAAAAGATAAATGAACTAATAGAGAGAATAAACAACCCACTAAAAAAAATGAGAGGACAAGGAGAACTATGATTGAAAGAAGTTTGAAAGACGCAATAAAAGAATTTAAATCTGGTATTAAAAAAACAGATTATGGCAAAGTTAAAGGTAATAGAGATTATCTTAGTGTTGCTTACAGATTAAAATTTTGCAGAGAATATTTTGGTGAGTCAATGTCAATACAAACAGATAGTATAGAACTTTCTAATGGTTCTCATAAATTTAAAGCAAAAATTTTTTTAAATGACAAGTTGATTAGTGTTGGAGAAAGCAAACAAATGTCTGACAATGAAAAAGATTTTGAAAAAAGTCAAACTGTATCTATTGGTAGAGGACTTTCTTTATTAGGTTTTTTTGGTGATGAGATAGCATCTAAAGATGAAATGGAAGTTTTTTTACAAGATGACAAACCTTTTGATAATAAAAAAGAATTACCTACACCAAAAACTAATGGCAAAACTAAAACACCAAAAATATTAGCTGATGAATGGATAGAGCAATTAAAAAAAATTGCACAACATTCAGTATCAGTTGGTAAATTTGAACAAAATTTAAATCCTATAAGACAGGAATATTTATCAGATCTCAAACAAATAAATTCTGATCTCATTCAACAACAAAGAATAGACCAAGAATATATTTCACTTCAAAAACAAATAACAAATAGGAAAAAATAACATGAGTGAATACGATAATTCAGCAGCACTTTGGAAAAGACAAGCAAGAGATACAGATGTAGCTGGTAAAAAATATCCTGCGTATCAAGGAAATATAACTGTTGGTGGTAAGAAAATGAATCTTGCTGCATGGTTAAATACAGAAAAAACCAAAGAGGGACAACCAGATATTAGTTTAAAAATTTCTGAGATTGTTGCTAAAAAAGAGGAACAACCATTTTAATGTCTGAAAGTATTAATCCAAATCATTATAAAAAAAGTATTGAAACTTATGATGCTATTACTAGCCAGTTATCTCCAATGGAGGTGATTGGCTATCTTAGATCGCAAGTTATGAAATACACAATGAGAATGGGAGATAAGCATGATGGAACAATTGATGCCTGTATTATGGATATAGGTAAAGCTGATTGGTACTTAAACAAATTAATAAAATATTTGAATGATCTAAAAAACGATAAGTCGTTTATTGACAGACCAAACAATGTAGCTGAACTTTTTAAGGATAAATAATGAAGAATGGAAATGGACATAAATATATTTATTTAAGTGAGCCTAAATTAAAGACACTTAAATTTATAACAAAGTATATAGAAAAGCATAACTTTTCACCTACCTTTGCTGAGATAAGTAAAGCTCTTAAATGGAGCAGAGCAAGGTCTGGCAAAATAGTATCAGAATTATATGACTTAGGTTTTATATCTAAAGGCATTAATGCACATAGAAAAATTGAAATGACTACTGAACAAATGGGATCAGTTGCCAATCTTAATGTAAATAAATCATACCCAGTATTAGAAAGTAGAGCATGAGTGTAATTAAAGAAAGTTTTTTTGAAGCAAGTTTTAAGACTATAGAAAAATTTGACAATGCAGAAGTAGCTGCTGCGTCTAATGTAAGCGATAATGCTGAACTAAAGATTACGGATATAAAGTTAGATAAGTCCGTAATCAAAACTAACAACGACAAGGAGCATGAAAATGCAACTAACGAACAGCACAGTCAGACTGTATCAGAAACTAAATGATGTTCATAAAAAAATTATGAAGTCAGTAGATACTAGAATGTGTGTGCATACAATAAATGACTATTTGGAGTACAAGCAACTTGTAAGAAGAATTGTTGCTAACCAAAATAGTGATGCACAAATAAGATACAAAGAATTATAATTTTAATTCTTTAGTATATTAAAAGTTGTAAAAAAACTTTAGGCTACTTGTCGCTAAATTAAAGGAGAGTAAAAAAATGAATAAAAGACCTTACAAATCTTACACCAAATCTAATGAAGAAAATGTACTAAATGTTTTAATTGGTGAAAGATTAAAAGATGCAAGAAAAAAAGCAAAGCTGACACAGAGTAAGTTAGCAAAAAAATTAAATATTTCTTTTCAACAAATAGGTAAATATGAAAAAGGACAGAATGGTTTAAATGCTATTCGTATTGTTCAGATTTCAAATTTATTAAATATTCCTAAATCCTATTTATTAGAAAACATAGAATTATTGGAGCAAGTTAGACCAACCGATAATAGCTCAGTTTCGTTAACTAAGTTTTAAAAATGTCTAACATAAAATTCAATCAAGCCTAGTGAACTTGATTGTGTTTGTTTGATGATAAGGGTAGATAAGATAGCTCCTGTCTACCCTTTTTAATATGAATTTTAATAATTATTATTGTGTATTTAAAAAAGGTCTGCCAATAGAATTTTGCGATAAAATAATTTCTCAAGCTGCTAATCAAAATAAAAACAAAGCATCTGTATCTGATAACGATACTACTAAAAGAATATCTAATATTACATGGTTAGATGAATCTTGGATAGATGAAACACTTAAACCTTATATAGATAAAGCTAATGAAGATTGTAGTTGGAATTTACAATGGGATAAAACTGAGAAAGCACAATATACAGAGTATGAAATAGGACAATATTATAAATGGCATATAGACCAACTTGCTAAACCTTATAGTGAAAAATTTGGTAAGGATTGGCAAGGTAAAATAAGAAAGTTATCTGTTACAATTAGTTTATCTAATCCTAAAGATTATGATGGTGGTAGATTAGAATTTTATACAAGCACACCTTACGAACAAAAGATTATATCTTGCGATCAAATATTAGATAAAGGATCTTTGGTAGTATTCCCCTCTTTTATCTGGCATCAAATTACACCAGTAACTAAAGGTATTAGAAAAAGTTTAGTGCTATGGAATTTAGGTTATCCATATAAATAATGTTTTTTATAATATTTAAAAATAAAAATAATAAACTTACTTCATATACTAATACAATTTTTTCTACAGAAGAAGAAGCTACTGACTATGCCAAGAGAAGTCTAAAAAGAAAAGATGTCTGGCAAGTAGTAGAATATGACAAGGAAAACTACGATAAGTATTGGTATAAAACCTAATTCCAATTGTAATTGTTTGTTTGATGATCTGAATATTTTACAGATTCCTTGCTCACAGTATATTTCTTAATGTAATTTGTATTAATAAACTTTAAATCAAGATCACCCATGTGCGTTGCAAGATCAAATGGGTTTGTATATTTACCTTGATAACACCAGAATGAAACTGACCAATGTCTAAAAAAATATGTCTTTCTAAAAGGTAAAGTTAAATTTAACGATTTAACTGCTTTGTCTAAGCAAGTAATCATATTCTTTAGATCATGAAATTTACCTTTAGAATTAAGAAAAATACATTGTTGATCTTTAGGTAAAGTATTCATGTAATCTATAAGCTGATCTTTTAATGATGCACTTATTTCTATTTCTCTATAACCAGCTTCTGTTTTCGGTGGTGCTAATTGTTTTTCATAATCAACAGAATTAGTTACCTCAAATACTGGTATGTTTCTTTTAAAATGAAAGTTTTTTCTTTGTGCTGCTCTTGCTTCACTAGGTCTGCAAGAAGTTTCTGCCATTAACTTAAACATTAATTGGTATGGCTTAGATGGTATTTTAGAAATAATAGTTTTTATTCTATCAAAGTTCCATTCTTCAAAGTCAATCTTACCTGACTTTTTCTTCTTTGGGGAATCATCTTTTTTAAAAAATGTAGCAGTTTTAAATACATTTACTTTAAATGGATCTGTTTCTGCCATTCCAACTTGTGTGTCATATATTCTAGCAAAGGTATGAAAGATTTTCTTTTTATAATCAAAATCTAAATCATCAATCTTTTTAATAAAGTCTGCAATATATTCTACATCAACTTTAGTTAAATCTACATCACCACAATGCTTTGCAATGTGTTTGTAATGTTCTGAATATTCTTTAAATGTAGTTTTACTAAAACTTGTAGTAGGCTCATTGGCTCTTGATTTACATTTTTTAGAATAAATATTCCAAGCATGAGATAGAGGAACTGAAATAACTACATTCATATTCTTTGGATTTATATTTCCAATCCTTAATAATATTTTTTCAGCTTCTTGTTCTAACCATTGTTTGTTAGGACTCTGTACTACAACTTTTTTATTATTTTCTTTATAAGTAAATGTATGTGCTTTTTGTTTCTTGCCTTTACTATTTACCCATGTTCTTTTGCCTAGCTTTATTTTGTTCATATTATCTCTCTTTCT